GACATCGGCGTTACCCGGGCGAGGGTTTCCGAGACGATCGCTGTCGCCGCGGACGTGGGCTGCACCTCGGAGAACGCACCATGGGCGAGGCCGGCGGCGGTGAGTTCCGCCCCCGCCGTGGCCACCCCCCGGTTATAAGCAAGCCCCACAGCACGCTCGACAGCGCCCGGGACGTTGCGTGCCAGATCGGCGAGGACACTGTCGACCTCCCGTGAGAGCGCTTGAATGGTCAGCAGCTTCTGCTCAGCCCATGCCGGTTCGTCGGCGCCCTTCGCGAGTGACCGGGCGATGCGTTGCAGCAGCACGGTTTCGGCCTCGGCGAAAAGTTCGCGGAGGTCCTTGGCCAGCACAGCAGCATCGTCCGGGCGGATCGCCATGGTCGCATCCTATCCGGTGAGGGTGGGGTCCGGCTGGGGCTTGATGCCTGCCCCATCATTCCCGAACTCGCCGGGGTCCTGCAGTGGCGGGAGGTTGTTCTCCAACCTGATCCGGTCGACCTCTTCACCAACCTTGATGTCGTCCCAGTCTGGGTTACGCTTCCGCACCCGCTCCTCGATGGAAGCGGACTGGGAGGCGTAGTCCAGCTGGTTCTGGTTGGCGATGGCCTGCGGGTCGTCCTGCACCCCGTCGGGGAACTCGACCGACACGGGCAGCGCCTGGGCGCCGCCTTGGGGGAAGATCGCCGCATCAGTTGCGAGGGCCTTCGACAGGATGCGCTCCGCCGCGGGCTTCAACCCCAGCACCTTCCGTTTCCGGGTGGTGAAGGACAGCTGCTGCCGGGCCGCGACCTCCGTCGCCGTCATCGCCGACCCGTCTTCGGTAAGCCCGAACGTGGAAGGCGAGTAGCCGGCGGCCGCGAGGATGATCCGGCGGAAGTGGTCGATGGCTTTGAGGAAGTCGTCCGTGCGGATCTCGAACTGAACTTTTTCGAGGGCCATCTTCGCGTCACCCATGGACGAAGGCGAGGCCTTGACCGGGGTGAAGATCGACTGGTCAAGGTCGAAGCCCGTCCCTTTGCCGGCGCCGAGGTCCTGCAGCATGGATTCGCCCACGATCAGGCGGCCCTTTCCGAGGCGGATGTCCCGCAGCCAGGAGGAGTAGAGCTCGTCGAGGGCGTCGAGTTTCTGCTCGATCCCTTCCAAGTCGGAGCGGCCGAGGTTCGCGCCGAGCTGGTGCCGCCGCCACAGGGACGAGGGGAGGATGTTCGGGGCGTACACCGCGCCGAGGCCCTCGGTGAGGGTGGATACCTTAGCGTCCGAGTCCACAATCGCGGCGAGCGGTTCGGTTTCGGGCCGGTCCGCGAGGGGTACCAGCTGGCCGAGGTCGTTCGCTGTGCCCTCGTACAGGCCGTGGAGGATGACGCCGATGCCGTCCTGCACCTCGTGGCGTTCGAGGTGCCGCCAGATCCGGGTGTTCTCCGTGCCGACGGTCCGCCAGAACGTGACGGCGGTCAGCATGCCCCACTTGAATTCGGGCCACGCCATGTCCGGGTCGACCTTGGACACGAACACGTGCTCCCGGACTGCCTGGTCCCAGGAGACGCGGAGGAACACCCCGCCGAGGCCGGAGGACACCTCGGCGGCGCCGATCATCATCTGTTCGAAGTCGGGGCCCGCGATGGTGTCCAGGCGCTCCTGCACCGTCTTGATCGCCTCGGTGTCGTCACCGTCGATGATCGCGGTCGCCGGCTCACTGTAGAGCAGGTTCGCCGAGGTGCGGGTGATCTCCTGCGCGAGGGACACGTGGATCGTGTTGTTGTCGCCCTGGTCGGAGGTTTTCGCGCCGAGGAACCATGTCCGGACCCTTTGCAGGACCCCGGCCCGCGCCGCGCCCTTCGCGTAGATCGAGGACAGGGCCGCGGTGTTGTTGGACATCCACGCGTCGTACTCGCGGTACTTGTCAAGGATCGGGGCGAGCTCAGCGGGGGGCCATGCTGTGCCGTTTGCGGGCAGTGCCATCATGGCCTCCTAAGTGCTAGTGGTTGCGTTTCGATTTGCCGCTATACCAAGGCAGTGCGAGCCCGTCGTTTTCGGCTCGTGGCACGACATGGATGTGCAAGTGGAAGACCGACTGAGTTGCGGGTGCCCCGACGCTGGAGATGAAGTTGACGCTGGCATACCGCGGATCGCGCCAAGAGAACATCTTGGCCCATTGCGCGGCATCAGCCATCGCCATGCCAGTCACGCGGGTGTCATCGTACGCATCGGCAACATGGGTGCGGGGTATGACGATGAAGTGCCCGGGAGTGACCGGGGCCAACGGCTCGATGGCAATGGCGCTGATACCGTCAGCAAGCACCTTGGCCGGTTCGCGACCAGCAAGTATCTCGCAGAAGATGCACTCCATGCGTGGCCTCCTAAGTTTCGTGTTGTTCGCGGCCATCCAAGGAATGGTGCGTGATGAGCCAGCCGATGTAGCCGTCCCGGCCTTCGACGGGCTCGACCGTGGGCCCGCAGACGCAGCCGTCGTCGTCGTCGAGGTCATGCTCGAGGAGATCCTCGGCAGGCCAAACGTGGAACGGGGAGTCGCCGTCGACGTGGTACTTCCACGCCATGAAGGCCCCCTTATGCGGCGAGGTCCACGAGGGATCGCCAGTTCGTTTCCGTCGTCGTGACGACGTACCGGGCGGGGTCGATGGAGTCGTCCGCGGTCTTGATGGGCTTGTCCTCGCCACGGAGGGAAGCGGTGGGGTCCCACGAGTAGCCGGGCATCTCACTGATGAGCCCCTGGCACCGGTCGGAGACCTTCAGCTTGCCGTTGGCCATGAGCGAGGACATCGTCCGGATCCCGTACAGGACCTCGTTGTTCGCGGCGATGACGTTGCGGACACCCTGCGTGCCGAACTCCACATGCAGGGAGGCGGCGGCGGGGTCGATGATGACCCACTCGGGTTGCAGGGTGGACGGGTGCGGGGTGTGCTGGATGGGCAGCCATTCCTTGATCGCGGTCGTGATCGTCGCGTCGTTGAGGCGCATTGACCGGTCTGAGGCTTCGTACCGCCACTCGTCGACGAAGTAGAGGACACCGTCGACGCCGAGGCCTAGGATGATCGCGGACGTGGCGTGGGTGGTGCCGTAGTCGATGCCGCAGCCGAAGTAGCGCTGCATCGGCGGCAGGTCCTTCCAAGCCACGACATGCTCGGCTTCGTCCCAGAAGTCGAAGACAGCGCCCTCAGCGGCGACCCACAGGCCTTCGATGAAGCGTTTGTAGAAGAGGCCCGTGAATTCGAGCTTCTTCTCTTCGATGTACTCAGGGGAAAGGCTGGGGTTGTCGTCCATCGTGAACCGCCACCGTGTCCAGTGGGGGAGCTTGTCCTTGCCGGTCCCGATGCGGTCCAGGAATTTCTTCTTGAACCAGTGCGCGGGCCCGTCCGGGTTGGTCGTGCCGAAGAGTTGGGCGCCGGCCACGGACATGCGGCCGAGGAGCTGGGTGAAGAACTCCTCCGGGATGGTCGTGATTTCATCGACCATGGCCCCGGAGACGGTGAGGCCTCGGAGGACTTTCTCCGACTTCGCGTCGGACGCGCCGAGGACGTGCACGAGGCGGCCGAAGATCTTCACCGTCGGCGCCCCGTAGTTGCCTACGACGTCGTCGGCGAGGGCACCGAAGAGGGTTGTGTCCTGCAGCGGCCCGATCATGTTCCGCCACACACTGTCCCTGGTCCGGCCGACCATAACCAGCGCGCCGGTCTTCGGCGCGGTCGCGATGAACATCATCCACCGGACGAGCGCGATGATCGTCTTCCCGGAACGGATGGACCCTTCGAGGATGTTGACCTTACGGTTGCTGCCCCTCAGGAAGTTCAGCTGCTTCGGGCTGACCGCTTGAAGCACTGGTGACCCCCAATTGTTCTGCGAGGCGGCCGAGCATGGACTGCGCTTCGGAGCGTTCGGGTACGGCGTCGACCTTTTCGAGGAGCATGGCCTTGTCCAGGTAGACGGCGACGGAAGTAGCAAGGTTGCGCTCTTCGCCGGCGGGGACGAAGGACAGTTCGCGGGGTGATTGCTGCCCGGGCCCGATGGGTACGAGCGCGGAGAACGTGGGCGCTTCGAGGCGGTCGAGAATGAACTCAGCGCGGTCGTACATACGGCCCACGAGCTTGGCGCGGCGCGCTTTGTTGTCGGCGGTCTTCGCTTCCGTGGCGGCTTTGACACGCTCACCGCGGGCGAAGCTTAGGCCGGCGTCCCGGACGACGTTGGAGACCCAGGCTGTGGAGTAGCCGGTCTCGCGGACTATGTCGTTGCGGCCCTTCCCTTGGGCGTGGAGGGCGAGGACGATGTCGATGTCTGCTTGTGTGCGTTTCGGGTTGGGCACAAGAGAATAATCACCGCCTTACGTGTTGCGTTGGAATCCGATGGGACACCGGGCCTGCCGCGTGCGGCCGTCCTCAGTCCTGCCGGGTGAATAGGCCGGCGGTCTTACTCATGGGAGCGGCACTGGGGCCGCCGTGGTGGGGCCAGGACTCGAACCTGGGTATCCCGGGCTTCAACCGGGCGCTGTGCCTCTTAGCTACCTCACCTTGACCCGCTCCCCTGAGGTCTCATGGCAGGGGAGCGGGCTATTCAGTTGTGTCTTCCGCCTCAGCATCACTGGCTTTTCGGTGGGGAAGTTTTGGTTAGGCCTCGGCCTTGTTTTCGGTGAAGCCGACGTGCGCCCACAGGCCGGCATTGTAGGAGGCTACGTTGCCGCTCTCGCCGACGATGTGGAGGCGTCCGTCGGGGTCGATGACCCACTTCTTGGCCTCTTCGTGGACGGTGACAAGGTTTTTGCTGTGGGCCACTTTGACGGCCATGGGGTTTCTCCTCGTTGTGATCGTGGTGGTGTTGATGCTGGGAAGTGTTGGTGGTGGCGGGCCCGTGCAGGGTCGTCACTCTAGGCTGGATGGGCCGAGCTACCTGCTGGAGATCTGTGCAGCAGACACCCGCCACCACGTCTAGGACTACCCGTTCAGGGGTAGAAAACAAAACGTCTGAGGAGACAGTACTCCGCAGACATGACCCATGCTACGGGACTTTACGCACTGAAGCAACGCAACACGCCCACTGTCAGACGGCACTCAGGGCACGAGCAAGCCACTGCACATCATCGCCATGCCACACCACACCACACGCCTCGCATGACGCATCCCACCGGGACGGGTGCATCATCGCCTCGTCCTCGTCCCAGCAGTTCACGGTCAGGGCGGGGAGCCGGTCGTCGCCGTGGTACTTCGCACCGCACGCAGGGCAGGGCCGGTGGAGGCGCCGGCGCGGCTTCACCGGGTGGAGGAGCGCGAGGATCTCCTCAATCCAGCCGGTGGCTTTCCCGTGGAGGTAGTCGTCCCAGTCCTCGGGGAGCTCCACGAACGGCGGCCGGACAAGGTCGGCGAGGAGGTCCTCGAGGTGCCCGACGTAGGGGAAGCCTCGCAGAATCTGCCATTCGGTGCGGGCCGCGGCCTGGATCTTGCAGAGGAGGTCCACGGCGGTGAGGTTCACCGGGACGGGCTTCCCGCCGTCGGCGCCTGCTTTGCCGCCGTCGGACCCGGGCGTGGTGGCGGCCCGCAACCGTGCGAGGAGCGGCGCCTGCGGCTGGCCCGCGGCCAGGTGCGGCTGGGTGAGTTGGTGGACGTGGACGGCGAACCTGGACACGATGTGTCCCCCCTTAGATGAGTCTGGTGTGGAGTCGTTGTGGTGGTCGGCGGCGCTGGTTGAGACGGCGGGCCAGTGCCGGGTCGTGCTGGTGGGCGGCTGGTGTTTGGATGAGCCGGTTCACTTCTTGCCAGTACCGCGTCGGGGTGAGGCCGAACTGCTGCATGGCTTGTTCTTCGAGGGATCCGGCGTGCTTGAAGGTTTGGCCGGCGAGGGTGAGCATGGCTTGTTCGGTGGTCGTGAGCATCCCGGACAGTTTAGGGGCGGGGTGAGACACCTTTACGCTGGTCCTTGTCGAACCGCTTCGCTGCTCGCCTGCTCTGCCACGAGGCTCTGCGGGCCATGCGGGCTCCGGCCTTGTCCTTCGTGAGATGCTTCACGAGGTCGGACCGGGCGTTGATCCAGTTGTTGGTGTAGTAAGACCACCCCGGTTCTCCATGGGGCCCTCCAGCGGCGAGTATCGCGTGAACTCGCTGCATGTCCTCGGACGCTTGCTGGAAATACCTGAATACCACTTGTGTTTTGTGGTCCGCCACCAGTTCGACGTAGGCCACGATCGAGATCATTTTTTCGGTCAACCTGGCGAGGTCTCCCGCACTCGGTCCATTGGTCGAGGGGTCATCGTGCCGCGTTGTGTTTGCCGCGATGTCGTACCCCTGCTGGATTGTGCCGCCCATGATTAGGAGCTGGGACGCTTTCTCCCTGATTATGTGCATCTGGTTGGCGTCTTGCTGCCAGCGCAGACCTGCGAGTCCGAGCAGCGAGCCCAGAACAACGCCGAGCAGTCCGACTGCGGTGCCGGTGAAGTCAGGAGCGCTTTGGGCGATCACCGTTATTGTTTCGGTTGAGATCATGACGCTCACCATACTTTGCTGACTCCTTGGTCGTCGGGCATATCACCCTTGAGTGGTTGTTTCTTCAACCTCAGCCGTTTCCGGTTCTCCATGTCGCGGGCATCCGGGGTTGGTGGGTTTCGGGTGGGCCGGGTTGTACCGCCAGGGCGGGCAGCTGCACCCGGGGTAGGTGTTGGTGGGCCGGTGCCAGGGTGACGGGTACCCGGTGCCGACAACCAGCACCGGGCGGCCCTCATCGTCAGTCACCGCGGCTTACCGCCCTTGTGGATGAGGGTTTGGCGCTTCTGGTGGTCGGAGTGTTCCCAGCCGCATCGGACGCAGTACTGGGACCAATAGTGGATGAACTCCCCGCACACGCGCCCCGGGGTCGCGCAGGGGCAGTCCTGGTTCCCGCACACAGGACCCGGGCGGTGACTCACCCTTCACCCCGCACAGCAGCGGCACGGGCGCGGAGCCATGCCTCGGGCGCCTCTAGTGCGTCCCAGTCAGACCAGCCGTCCGCCGCGTCTTCGAGTGCTTTCGCCGCGGCTTCCTTGACCGGCCCGAACCCCGCAGCGGCGAGCATGTCGGCTTGGTGGGCGGCGACGTGTGACGGCCAGCCTTCTCCGAGTTCGGCAC